TGGAATGTCATTTTCTTGATGCGATTTTTGGTCTTCGCCATTTTTAGTTCCTTTCGCTGTTTATGTTGGGATATAGAGGTGTTGTAAATAAAATTCTCCTTATGTTATTTTGCCGATGGCATCTTTGGTGACGTTCATAGACATTGTGTGTTTGTGATTGATCATATCGAAATCATGACGTAAAGACCTAATAAGAAAATTACCATTATATAGCATGTCTTCCGTTTCATTCTTGGTTGTTCTGACCGCAGCAACACTGGGTATTATAATTTTCACAATATCGCCTGCTTTCACAACAGTATTACCAACAACATCAATATTCAGTTGTAACCCAGATTCTAACATTGATAATTGTGATTTTCTTGCTTGCATTAAATCCAACCTATTTGTGCTATAGACATATTGATTATTTTCATCCTCAAAACTTTGATCATTACCAACACCCACAACAGATTTTAGATATTGTACAGAGGGAAAGGATGACACATCCTCTCCATCAGGGTCAAGATTTGCAAGGGGGGCTGGTCCAAGATGTTGTTCGTTTGAAAAATTATCACTATACCTATATGTATGTTTTTCATAACTTTTAGATATAATATCATGGACAATCAATTCGGATGAAAAGATGCCTGTGGCATAATTCCATACGGTATCAGGGGAGCCGGTTATTCTGTAATTTTCAATTGCAGACAATTCCGCCATAATATCCCGCACACCATTTTTCGTTCTTGTTCCAGCCACACTATACTCATATGTCATCACAGGTTCTTGAGAATACATATTCCCAAGAGTTCTAAAATTGAATTCTTTAGTGCTTTCCCAGAAAAGATACGTTGATGCAGCGAATTCCTTTGATACTGCATTCTTCGTTGCAATACCTATCACATCAAGAGGTTTGCAGTTTGGTGCAATAATTTTTTTGTTGTCAATACTAGGTTCAATATTTAGTTTCTTATTGCTGTCTAGGTCAGCCTCCAACATTGTTTCAACGATTTCTGAGTATGATCCTACCAAATTTCTTCTGACTCTGGCTCGTTGATTGATTACAAATTCTCTTGAACAGAATGACATAGTTGTTGCTTGAACACCATTACCAATTTCAACCCTATCATCAATGTTCGTAATCATTAATGGATTGCCTGAGATTTTTGAATAGTCAATCGTATTATCTACACCTTTAAAATTTGGTGTTGCAATCCTGAGACTTAAATATTCTTGACCGATAATAGGTCCAAATGATGCTAGATTGAATGCATCTTGAATTGTTATTATTCCTGTTACGGTAAGTTGATTTATCCCCTCAAATATGGAGAGTCCCATAATAGACGCTGTTAACCCAACTACCTTTCCTGTAGATAATACTAGGTCCGCTTGGATAATGTTAAACTCACCACCATTTTTAAGCTCTAACTGTGCCACTCAATTAATCCTCTGTACTAGAAACCAATGCCTCAAATTCCTCAACAAACTGTTCCAGATATTGAGGGTCCAATAACTGTATCTTTCTAATCGTATCCTGTTTTGATTCTTCATATTCTCTGTTTGTGACCAGTGTTGCATCTGCAATAGTGTTACCGTCAATGTCTATGTTTGTAGGTCCGATATCAATCTTTTTTGTGATGTCACCTGATACCTGATTAATCTCATAGTGGTGTATTGCATTCACATTATCATACCTCTCAGCAAGGTGTGCAAGATATTGCCGGGTGTTCATTGGCCATTGATGATACCTGTCTGTAATGTTATTAACCAACAGAATAACCCAATGATACTCTGGATCACCATAATACTTATGAGAAATCATCTCAGGCGTTTCACCATTCCTAACATCATATGTGTCATACAACGCCGATACTGATCTTGTTTTACCATGAAGAGCCACACGTTTGAGTAAATGCGTGACTATCTTGGATTCCCCATCACCGACAGAATCATAGAAAATAACTGGGAATTGGGAAAAATACATCTTAGAACCCATCCTTCACATTAGCTCTATCCAAGACTTCTAGTTCGTGGAAGGCTAGAGAAATGGTTGTCCTCTGGGGAGGCGCACCTTTAGCGTCATGATTGTATGTCACAAATTTATCTCCACCATAAGTAACGTCCATTGATTTTAGATAGCATTTACCAATCTTATTGATGTAGTTATTGGGTCCACTTATGTGCATATACTGAATTGAAAATACGTCAGGAATTGTCATCTCTCTTGTACTACCGGCAAGTTTGAAAGTTGGAGTCATTCCCTCTTTAAATTCTTGTACAATGTTATGTACATCTCTTGATTCTGTATCAGACTTGGGAATAAATGTGAAAGAAAAAGAAAATTCCCTTCTACCAATACCTCTGAACATCATCTCTGTTCTGGGTGTCAGAATTGTTCCACGCTCAATTGCAACCAAATCTTTTGCGCCAGGAATAACCTTATCAATCATACCCACACCCATTTTTATTAAACCTGGCGCGCCCGTGCCCGCTGCCTTGGTCATGGCCTCTGAAAATCCAACATCATCCTGATAAGACTTAAACAATGAATAAAGAGCTTCACCCACCATACCAATTTCACCCTCAGAATAATCCATATTATATTTTACATTAACTGCTGGTGGCATGTATAGTCCTATAGTGCTTCCAGTTTTTTTAATAGATCGCTGCTGTAACACTAGTGAGGTAGTTGAGCCATCCTTGTTAGCACCACCACGCCCGGCGACCCGGCCAGCCTTTGCTTCATGATTCCTGTCACTTTCCGCTCGTGCTTTCCTAGTAGCGTCTTTGTCGGGCACCAACTCTCCCGTCCCCCCGCCTATGTCAGAAGCTCCTTCGCCCGACGTTTTGAATATTGTGGCAACTTTAGGCGCTTTGGACAGGGGCTTTACCTTTGCACCTGTTACAGAATGTCGAGTGAAAAGTATATAACTTGCTTGGCGAGGATTAATACCAACATCAGATGGGTATAGAAGAACTGCTGGTTTTTTGCCGAAACCAGATTGTAAAGGACTAGATGCAGAACTACTGGTTGAACCACCAAGACCTGCTCTAAGACCATCAGCAACTCCACTGACAAATTTTGATGCAGCACCAGCAGCTGCATTCTTTGCTTGATTTACGAAAGCATCTCTTATTCCCATGTCTAAATATCCTTATACACTCTATTGAAACTATTTATAACATATGTCATATAAAGGCCGATACACACCAACCAAACCCAAAAAGTATAAGGGTAATCCACAGAACATAATCTATCGTTCTCTCTGGGAACGTAAGTTTATGGTATACTGTGACAACAGTACATCCATAATTGAATGGGGTAGTGAAGAGATCATTATACCCTATTTATCACCCAAGGATGGGCGTATGCACAGATACTTTCCAGATTTCTACATTAAAGTCAAGCAGGCTGATGGCCAGATTAAGAAGATGGTAATTGAGGTTAAACCAAAGGTGCAGTGCAAACCACCCAAGGAACCCAAGAGGCGTACCAAGCGGTGGATGAATGAGGTTATTACCTATGGTGTGAACGATGCTAAGTGGCGATATGCAACAGAATGGTGTGCAGATAATGATATGGAATTCAAGATTTTAACTGAAGATCATCTAGGGATTTCGTATAAATAGATACATGGCAAGAGCACCCAGTAAATATATGCAAGCAGTTAAGGATGAGGCGAAGGGTCGCCCAAAGTCAACTGCATGGTATAGAGAAAAAATTAAAGAATTCGGTACACCCGGCCCACTTGACCTCATACGAGATGGTAAGAGAAACAACAAACCATTCTATGGTAAATTGAACATGTTCATGTATGATCCTAAGTTCAAGAAAAAACTACCATACTATGACACGTTTCCGTTGGTATTACCACTAGAAATGTATTCAGACGGGTTTCTGGGTATCAACCTCCATTACCTACCAATTCCCCTGAGAATTAAGCTGCTTGATCGTTTGGTAGATTATTCTAACAATACCGCATTTGATGAGTCAACCAAGCTTATAGTTGATTATAGTAAGTTGAAAAGAGTGAAATTAATTAAACCAACCATACACAAATACCTAGCAGGACAGACCAAATCACAGTTTCGTAGGATTGATGCAGGTGAATTTACAATTGCAACTCTCCTACCTGTGCAGAGGTTCAAGAAGTCATCTGCGTCAGAGGTATGGGCAGATTCGAGGGCAATGATCTAATGGCTACACTAGCAAGTTTTGTAGAATCAACCGCATTTGGTGTGTTGAATAATTTCTTATCAGGGTTTCATGATGACAATGGATATGCACTCCCAAGTCGTTATGATGTTGTTATCATATCCCCAGCTGGGGGAGATGCTAAAAGTCTTGTTTTGCGGTGTGAATCCATTGACTTACCCGGCCGGAACCTCAATACAACAACAGATTCTAACATGTATGGTATTGCACCAGAAATCGTTGATGGTATCCTATTTGGTGGTACGCTCTCTATGACCTTTCAAGCAAGTAGTGACTTACAGGAAAGAGTATTTTTTGAGAGTTGGCAAGAGATGGCATGGGACAAGGGAACATGGAATGCCAAGTACTATAATGAGTATACCAAACCAATAGAAATTTATGTTCTTGATCAACAAGGTAAAAGGCGTTACGGAATTAAACTGTTTGAATGTTATCCAAAAGAGATTGGTCCATCATCATTTGATTGGGCCCCAGCTGGTGATGTTGTAAAAATACCTATCACCATGCAATATAAGTATTGGGAGACTCTTGATATTAATAATCAATCACCTAACCTTTTGGAGAAGGTTCTTGATACAGTAATCACAGGTGCAGAACGAACAATTAATGCGAACATACCGAAGGTATTAAGCAGACTTACTGGCAGATAATTATGATAAAGGATGATAAATTATGGCGTTACCTAAACTTAAAACTTCTGAATATACATTAATATTACCATCAACAGGAGAGGAAATTAAATACAGACCATTCTTGGTCAAAGAGCAAAAGATTTTGATGATTGCTCAAGAATCAGAAGAAGAGAAACAAATTTCTGATGCTATAGGGAGGTTAGTATTAAATTGCACCTTTAATGCTTTAGATGCTAATACTGCTCCAATGTTTGATATTGAATATGTGTTTTTACAATTACGAGCAAAATCTGCTGGTGCTAAAGTAAAGATTAATATTTTATGTCCAGATGACGAAAAAACTAGAATTGATGTTGAGATTAATTTAGAAGAAATCAATGTCCAGCGGAGTGTAGAACACACACAGGAAATTGATATCACTAAAGATATTAAACTAAAATTAAGATATCCAATGTTGAAAGACCTTAGAGGTTTAAGTAATGATTTTAGTGATTTTGAAAAAGCTATGATTATGATATATGAATGCACTGAAAATGTTATTAATGGAGAGGAAATAATCCATAGAATTGATATGACACAGGATGAAATTACAGAATTTATTGATTCGTTTAATACAGAGCAGTTTGAAGAGGTAATGAAGTTTTTTGAAACAATGCCAAAATTACGACATGTTGTTGATATTACCAACCCGAAGACAAAGGTAAAGAGTGAAGTATTATTGGAGGGACTTGAAACTTTTTTAGGATAGGGCTGTCTCATGACTCTGTGGAAAATTATTATAAACAAAATTTTGCAATGATACAGCATCACAATTGGAGTTTAACTGAGTTAGAGAATATGGTGCCATGGGAAAGAGAAATATATACTGGTTTATTGGTGCAACATTTAGATAATGAGAAAGCAGAGCACGATAAGCAAACAAGAAAAAATAGATAATAGGAGTTGGTCAAATGGCTGAGGAAGAAATTAAAACATCAAGTCATCATCCAGCAGACACTAATGGGGATGGTAAGGTTAGTGCTGATGAAGAAAAGATGTTCCTAGAGTTTAAACGTAGAGAACTTGAAGATGCAGATGCAATGCGTGACGCACAGCGTAAGATGGCATGGTTTGCACTATTTGGTATGTTACTATATCCATTCGCAGTTGTACTAGCAGTAGGTGTTGGACTTACTGAAGCAAGTAAAATTCTTGGTAGTATGGCAAGTGTATACTTTGTGTCCGTTGCTGCTATTGTTGCAGCATTCTTTGGCGCACAAGCAATTACGAATACGAAAAAGAAATAAGGAACCTGAGTTATGGCCACTAATGAAGAAATCATTGCTAGACTACCCGGATTAGTAGAAAAACTGAACGAAACGAATAAACGAACAGCAGAAGACGCCGAATCGGCCGGGCGCATTCGGGAAAGAGATGCGATAAACCGAGAAAAAGAATTGGCAGAAGTGGCATATAAGCGCGCCTTGAAACTTGAAGAGAAACAAGAACTAAGAGAAATAGAACGGGCCCGTGATGATGAAAAACAGCGTGAACAACTTGCTGCAGAACGAGCAGGTTCAACTGCTGGTCAAGCGCTTGAACTTAAAGCAACATTGGAATCGCAGGGCAAGATTGCAGAGGATAGCAAAGAATTTCAAAAATTAAGTTTTAAAGCAAGAAAGGAAGATCGCAAGGAACGACTTAAAAACCCAGACTTGTCCCCTGCTGCTAAAAAAGATATAAAAGAAGAGGCAAAAGCAGATGCAAAGAAGAACGGTTCAAGACTAGATAAGATTAGTGCAGGGATTGGCGGTCTGTGGGCGATAGGTAAGAAGGGATTGAAGACAGCTGCGTTGGGTGGCCTCGCATTTCTTAGCACTCTTGCAATTGGTGGATTATTGATTGCTCTAGGTAAATTTTTGCAAAGCGATACCTTCAAGGAATTGACAAAGAAAATTGAGGAGCTAATACCAGACATTAAAAAGTTTGCAAGGGAAACAAAGGAATATTTTTTTGGAGAGCGTGGATTATTTACTAGATTGGGTGAAATATATAAAACCTTTAAAACAGAAGGTTTTATAGCAGGAATAATGTGTCTTTGGGATAATATGTCAGGATTAGAAAAGGCAATTGTCGGAATTGCTGTAGCTGCACCATTTTTATTATTGCTGGGCCTGCCCTTTATGAGTACACTTGCTACAGCTGCATTGGTAATTGGTGGAATAGTTGCTTTAATAGCTTGGTTGGCAAGCCGAGAATCAAAAGTTAGGGAGGCAAATAAGGTAATAGCTGCAGAAAAAGCAGCCAAAGTTAACGCTCTGTACGAAGCACATGTGGACGATATGGATGATGATACAATATCACCCGAAGCTAGAGATGCTCTAAAGAAGACGATCAGGGGCGACTCGCACGATGGTGTTTCTTATGGGATGACTTTCGCAGGACTAAACATGACACGAGAGAAGGACGACAAGGGGAATGACATCAAAAAGGGCGTCGGCACAATGATGGCGGATGGCCTACTTGCAAGAGATAAGATGATAATAGAATCAAAGTTGGCCAAGGAAGCATTTGATGCAATGCGGAACAGCGCCGAGATTATGTCGATGGGAGATGATTTTGGTGATGACGTACAATTGGGTGGAATGGGTTTAAAGCCATGGGCGACGGAGATGACGAAAAAAGCGGTCGAGACGGCGAAGAAAGTACAGGACGCAATTTTGGATGCTGTAACCCTTGAGCCAGCAACTATAATTGCCATGAGAAAAAATGTGTCAGCACACAAACAAAAAAGGGCGAGGGATAGATTAAATAAGACTCCTAAACAATTAGAACAACAATATATGATGAGTGGAGGAGATGGAGAAAGCGATAGTGACCCAGTAGACTATGTAGAGCCGCTTATGAAAAGGCTTATGTTTATGGAACCATCAACAGCACTTCAAAAGGCAGCTGAAAGGATTGCTGCTACACTAGAAGCATCAGCCAAGGCGCAACTTCAAAGGGATGCCGACATGGCCTCAATGTTTGATGCTGAGACACCACCACCTACTAATATCGTTAATGCACCAACAAACAACAACATCCACAATAATGGTAGTATGGTGGGCGGTAGCCAAAGCATCGTCAACCCTAAGTACGGTAGTTTAAATACAGAAGGCGTATAAAAAAAGGGGGGTAAAAACCCCCCTTTCTCTTACTCTTTAGCCAACTTTTCAAAGTAGGACATAGTGTCCTCACTACCATCATTATCAACAGCAGGCGCAGGAGTAGGTTTCGTATCTACCTTTGGTTCATCCCAAGGCACATCTTCCATAACCTCAGTAGCATTACCTACCTTAACAGTTCCTACTAGAACCATATCAAGACGCTTCTTGAGCTCTTCATAGGACTTGAAGTTAGTTTCAGAAGTAAACTCTGATAGAGGATACTGCTTCTTCCATACCTCTTCCAACTGATCATCATC